TTTGATAATGCTGTGCCAGACGCATAGTAAGGCAAATCACCTGCGGCGTATGTTGAGAGTCCCGTTCCGCCATTGGTTGTTACCAATGTTCCTGACAACGTGACTGCGCCTGTTGTGGCGGTGTTGGGCGTGAATCCTGTTGTACCTGCACTGAATGAAGATACGTTTACGTTACCTGCTTTCGATGCAATGACTTGAACATTTCCTCCACTGTCTTTGTAAAACAACTTGCCATCAGCATAGTTGATTGCTAATTCACCATTGCCTAAATTTCCAGATGTGGGAACATTTGTGGCTGTGCCACTGTTGTAAATGTAAATTGGGGTGTAACCTGATTGTGACATTAGAATGTTCCTCCGTTGATGCCTGCTGTCAGCGCATTATTTGTGTAATTGTAAGTCAAAGATGCGTTGGTAGTAAGGGGTTGATTACCTGTTGCTGATGCTGAAAATGTCAAATAATTGGTGGCGCCAGAGCCAGAACTCAATGCCACATTTGTTGCATTGGTTGCTGTACCTGCAGTCGCCGCATTTAGGTTTGCCACTTGAGTTGTGCTTGCCACCACAAATGGTGCAGTACCTGTTGATACAGTAGAAGTGATCTGACCAGACGCTGAAACCGTGGTAAATGTCCCAGTTGTTGGAGTGGTTGCACCTACTGTTCCATTGATGTTGATGGAAGCCGTTCCTGTGAGGTTTGTGACCGTTCCTGAGCTTGGAGTACCCAATGCACCACCGTTCACTACAAAAGCTCCTGAAGAGCCTACATTCACCGCCAAAGCGGTTGCAACTCCAGTACCCAAACCACTCAAAGAAGTCACAGGAATTGTTGATGATGCTGTGACACTGCTTGTGCCATTTGCATACATATACCCAGTCAATCCTGTAACTGTTAATGATGAAAATGCCTCAGATGATGAACCCAATACTTTTTCCCAAGCATTTGTGGTTCCATTAAAGATTGCCCAATCCCCTACTGACCACAAAGAAATTCCATTCAAAGTGGTTGTTCCTGCGGTAGAAACAATGTAGTAGTTGTTGTTTGTACCAACATTTGATGTCAATGTCGGAGTATTTGTCGATGCATTCCAAGTGCCTTGGTAAGCAGGCGAATTTAAAGCACTTGTTGTGATTGATGTGATCTGACCTTGTGCATTTACCGTTACATTGGGTATAGCAGTACTTGATCCATAAGTGCCTGCTGTCACTCCAGAATTAGCAATTGCAATCGTTACTGGAGCTGAACCATTAAATGATGTGCCAGTCAGTCCAGTTCCAATGGTCAATGGGTTTGTGGTGACCGAACTTACGGTTGTTGATCCACCCAAACTCACCAAATTACCATTAATCGTAATTGAACTATTGGCTAACTGAGCATTTGTAACCGTTCCAGACAATGCCGTGGTGGGCACAGTTGTCGAAGCAGTCATTGTTCCTGTGCCATTTCCGTACACATAGCCAGTTAATGATGTGGCTCCAGTGCCTCCACTACCTGCACTTAATGTTCCACCCAAAGTAATACCGCCCGACGTTGGGATTGCGGGAGTTAAACCAGTTGTTCCACCGCTGAATGTTGTGACGCCTGAGCCAGACACCACAGCGCCCCATCCTGCGGACGTATAAGCCTCTAAGCTAGCAATATCAGTGTTGTATCGGAAAGCGCCATAAGATGGTGAGCCACGTTGTGAAGTCGTGCCAGAGGGCAATTGAACGAAGCTGTTGCCTGGTAATGTGGGGTTTGTTGCCAATCCTATTGTCGGCGTTCCACTAGACGCATTGCCATTGGTCACAGCAATCTGATTTGACGTTCCTTGTAAGGTGAATGGCCCAACACTTGTTCCATTGATAGCCAAAATACCCGTTCCAGATAAACTGGCAATATTTTGTAAAACCGAATTCAATCCAATTGTTGGGTTTCCAGTTGTTGCATCTGGATTAGCTATTGTCATTCCACTTCCAACAGAAATTGCAGTATTGGAAACTGTAGTGGCTCCTGTTTTTACCAATAAACCATTGGATGCTCCATCTAAAGATTGAGCCGCTCCAGTTAAATTAATTTGTAAAGTACTGCCCGCACCATTGTCTGTAATTGATAAACCTGATCCAGTAGCAATATATCTTGCTTGGGTTAGTCCCGATGTTGAACCAACAGTCAAAAATGGATAGTTAAGAGCACCTGCACCAGAAATAGCGCCCGTTGTTGTTTGTACCGTAACCCCGTTTTGAACAACAGGAACCGACTCAGTACCTGTAAGAGCACTGGCCGTAGGTAATTGGAGTATGGTTACTTGTCCGCTCATGTTGATGTATTGTTCGTTGGGTTAGGTGAAATAATGTTAATGTTGCCGTTTTGACTTGGTATTGTGTTGTCGTTTTGAGTACTGATATAAATTTCTGTCGGATTACCTTGAGGAATATTTGTACCAGTAGGCGTAACAACTAACCCATTGTCATCAGTTGCAACGCTGACATCAGGCCGTGGGAATCTTAATGCGATCCTTTCAGTTGGTCTTGCAGGTAAACGATATGGATCTTTTTGATCAGCACACCCTTGCTCGCACACCTTCAACCCAGGGAAATTCGGGTCAGGTTGCGCCTCTATGATTGGTCTCTTCATCTTGCATCTGTCGCAGATAAAGATCGCAATCGTTGAGTTTCCACGGGTGTCTAACCATTTTGGCATTATTTTGTGTACACCCCAATGTTGGGACTGAAGTAGATCGGAGACTTATCGCGCTCTTCGTTTTCAGCCATGATGAAGTACTTCTCAGCTTGTGTTTCCAAGTATGCAATTCTGCCTTGCTCCACTTGGGGCAAGATCAAGCTCATCTGATGAGCTAATAAGAATTGGATCGCTTGGTTCCAACGCTGTGGAATCTCTAGTTGATTGGTCAAGTCACCCACATCGTCAATTTGACGTGAGTACCATACAGTCATTTGCACGAAAGGATCAGAAGGTGTTGGCCACAATGTGATTTTTGATTGTGGCAAAGTCCTATTGAACCAAAATTGATACGGTTGATTGGCCGTAAAGTTCTTATTGGGCAGATTGGTATAGTCGTCGCGGTTCAAACGAGCCATTGTGATTTCGGTTGAATTGCAACCCAAATACCACTCATACAAAGCCAAAGTGGTTCCACCAAAGGCTTGCATGCGGTAGTACGCTACATTTGCGCCAGGGTCTATGTCCTGAAAAATCCACTGACCATTTGTTACCGTGACATTTGTACCTGTGTACAAAGTTGTCCAATTTGTTCCATCCACCGACGATTGGAAGTAGTAATTCCATACTGCACTTCCACCGCCTGAAATGTAAGGCATAAAGCCAATAGACCCAATGTACTGCGTGTTTGAAGCACCATAGTTGACCGCATAGTTGCCGTTTGGCACAGTCATTGAGTTGTAAGTTGTGATGTTGTTGTCGGCAATGTTTGATGTTCCGCTACCATCACTTGCTGAATAAGACCCGCTAGGACGGGTCATATAGCGGTATAGCGCGTTTAAAACGTCAACACCACCCACAGGTAGCAGATACTCGTATTGATTCGGCAAAAGGCCGTATACCTGCTTGTTAATAGCCCAATAGTTGATACCTTGGTTGATCAGATTGCTGAGAACAAAAAACAAGGCTTGCTTGGAGCCTTGCACTTGTTCAACGGTGAGCTCTTCCGCGAGCTTGCCTGATAGGCGAGCTCCTTGGTCAATAAACTGCTGTACTGTGACAACAGTGGTTCCAACAGTACCGCTGTAGGCCATTCTTAATCCTTACCAACAGTGTTTGTGTTTAGGGTTTCCGTGTTCAGCAGTGCTAATTTTTCCACCTTTGGCATGTCGGCCTTTAAGTAAAGCATGAATAGCTTTTGATTCAGAAGCGCCAATTTTTGGTTTTGATCGACTAATTTCTTTATCTACAGATTGTTTGTTGTAAGTAGGAATTGGAGCGTCAATCAACGCTTGTTTTTCTTTTGGTGACTTATTAATTTTTGACCAAGGACTGTATTCCATAATTTTCTCCTGTTTACCAACCAGGGCAATCCCAACGTCTCAGCGATGCCTTCGCCCTTTCAGCATCACCCTTTGAATGTTTCACCACACCTGACATTCTCGCGCAAAATGAATCTTTACGCGAACCGCCTTTGGGCTGTGGTGCTTTCAGATGAGAACCCGTCTCTCTGTTGTACTTTTCACGGCCTTTTTCTGTTAATCCTGCACCTTTTGATACAGGCAACTTCTCGCCGCGTCCAACAGAAAGTGATGGGCCACCCTCTTTGTGTTTAGCAGTCTTTGCTGACTCTTTAAATGCTTCCTTTGTAGGAGCACCCTTAGAACCAACCTTTCTCATCTTTTCGCCAGAACCATGAGCTATACGCTCTTGTTTAGCGTGGACGTTGGCATAAAGACCGTTCTTGGCCATTACCAACAACCTTTGTGCTTGCTACTGGGCTCATGAGTGGAGATATGACCTCCATGAGCTTTTTTAGCATGTTTTTTGACGTTATACGCAATCGCTAGGGCTTGCTTTTGGGGCTTACCTGCATGAATTTCAGCTTTCAGATTGTGCTCAAAAGCTTTTTTGGATTTAGATTTAGTCAGTGGCATGATTAGGTTCCTACGCCAGTGACGTTGTTGTTGGCTTGAATTAACTTACCGTTTACAACCAAACCTGCTCCAATAGTACCAGTGCTTGCTTTTAACTGAAACTGCAAGTCGTACTTTTGTGTGTACTTAAAAGGATTTGGTCTTGTAATTGTGAAAATTGAAACAAAAGGCTGTTGCAACACACTTAAAGTGGTGCCAGTCACATTATTTGTGGCTTGCACGTTATACGTCACAATCGTACTACTTGTATAGCTGTTGCTTGTGTTGATCTCAACTTGATCTAAATAAAAATCATAATTTGCAGGTACGCTGTACCAAGCATTTTGAGATTTACCAATACCTACGTTGATTTGACCATAAGTTGTAGTGCTTACCTTGATTGTAATTTGACCAACATTGGTTGTTTGACCAGATGCTGGGGTTGCCAAAAACAAATTGTTGATTCTCAAATAACTATTCACTGTGGTTGTTCCACCTGTTGCAATAGTTACTGTTTCTTGTATTTGATTCCAGTTTGCATCTAAACCAATTACAAGAACTGTAGCTCCGTTGTCAGTAGCAGAACTACTTGCTACCGTCATGGTTGATGCTGTTGTTGGAAAAACATATGCTGATGCATTTTCCCAAACTGCAATTGATGTGGTACCAACAGAAGGTTGATATCCAAAAATACTGACTGTGCTGTGGCCTTCAATTTGTCCACGAGCTACTTGAAGGTCAAATGGCTCGTATGCACCTGCCCTAGTAATTGACGCAGTGATTCCGTTACTCATAATTTATCCTTAAAAAGTGGGAGAGCCGAAGCCCTCCCATCTTACTCAACA